TACTGCCCGTGGAATAGTAGCTGGTAACGACCCACATCTATCACTCAACACAACTGCGGCAGAAGTTACATCTGACGATACAATAGATGCTAACAGTAGTGGCTTTATTGTTAATCAACTAGCGGCAACAAATGTCAATGTAACAAGCGCAACCTACATATTTTTAGCAATTGCTTAAGGAATAATCATTATGGAAATTAGAATCAGACAGTCAGGACAAGTAATGTATGAAAGCGAGTTTCGTGCATTATTTCCAAACACATCATTGCCGCTACTTACTGAAGCCGTTTTAAATGAGTTAGGTGCAGATGTCATACTAGAAGGCGCACAAGCACAGCCTACACGCTACCAAATAGGTTTTAGAGATGGTGTTGAGCAGATTGGTAATAACTGGCACACCAAGTATTCTGTTAGCGATTTAGATGCTGATGGCATAGCCGCTAAAGATGCAGAGCAAGCCAAGTCAGTTCGTGCTACACGAAATAGTTTAATTGCTGAATGTGATTGGACACAAGTTTCTGATGCTCCTGTTGATAGTTTATCTTGGGCTATATATCGACAAGCATTGCGTGATTTACCATTGCAAGCTGGCTTTCCATTTGATGTAACTTACCCAACTAAACCTTAAGAGAATTTAAATGTCAGAACCTATAGATCCAGTAGAATATGGTAAGCTTATCTCAAAGGTAGAATCCCTTGAGAAAAAGATAGACAAGATGGAGAATGCTCTTGATGAACTACTTGCCTTAGCTAATAAGGGTCGTGGTGGTTTTTGGATGGGTATGATGATTGCATCACTAGTTGGTGCAATTATCTCTTATGTATCTCGTGCATTTGTAGGACATTAACTTGCAATTAACACCTCACTTCTCTCTTGCTGAATTAACAGTTACTAATACTAAATTAGATAATACACCTTCTAAAGAAGTAATAGAAGTACTTCGTACAACTGCATTCTATATGGAGAAAGTGAGGGAGTTACTTGGTAATGTATCTATTACAATCAATAGTGGATATCGTAGTCCTGATGTTAATCGTGCCGTAGGTGGTACTAGTAACTCTTCTCATACTTATGGGTATGCTGTAGATTTCACAGCTTATGGTCATACTCCTCTTACTATATCTAATATCTTAAGTAAGAGTAACTTAAAGTTTGATCAACTGATTTATGAAAAGACTTGGGTTCATATATCTTTTGATCCTCGTATGCGTGGTAATATTCTTACACTTAAAGGTAAGGGTAAATATGTAAAGGGGATTGTATAATGTGGTCAGTATTATTTCCAGCTCTTATACCAGCACTAACAGATGGTGTTAGAGGTATCTTTGCTAAGTTTACAAAAGGAGCAGGGGGTAATCCTGTTAATGTAACTGAGCGTATTCAGCTTATGCAAGCAGAGACAACTCGTCTACAAGCACTAGCAGAGATAGATAAACCATCAGGTGAACCTTCTCGTTGGGTCACAGACTTAAGGTCTAGCTTTAGATATGTTGCAATTATCATTATATGGTTAGCTACTGTAAGTGCTGTATTTACTCCTACTATACCTGAAGCTATTACCTTGATTATGCTTGACCTAAGTGGAGCTTGTATGAGCTTTGTGATTGGTGAGCGTATGTATCTTACTTTAAGGAAATAACTAGTGAGTAATAAATACCTTGACAAATAAAGTCTATTGTGGTATAATTGTATTATAATTAAAGGGATTTTAAATTGACATACTTAGAAGTAGTAAATAGAGTATTGAGGCGTTTACGTGAAAGCGAAGTTTCTTCCGTAAATGAAACTCCCTACTCTAAACTTGTAGGCGATTTAGTCAATGTAGTTAAAGCAGAGATAGAAGATGCTTGGGATTGGTCTGTACTTCGAGATACTCTAACTGTAGTTACTACACCTATTCTTTTTAACTACATTCTAACTAGTGCTGGTACTAGATTTAGAGTTTTAGATGTAGTTAATGATACTGATAACTTCTTTCTACAACAAAAGAGTGCCCATTGGTTTGATCAGCAATTCTTAATGTCTGCTGAAGGTCAAAAAGGATCTCCTGTTTATTATAACTTTAACGGTGTAGATTCTAATGGTGATATTCAAGTAGACTTTTTCCCAATACCTGATGCTGTTTATGATATTCGTATGAATATGGTAATACCTCAGGCAGAATTAGTACAAGACTCAACTAAAGTTTTAATCCCAGGTACTCTTCTAGTAGAAGGTGTGTTAGCTAGGGCTATTAGTGAGCGTGGTGAAGATGGTGGTTACTTAGAGCAACAAGATCGTTTTGATACTATGTTAGCAAATCTAATTGCATTTGAAGCAATGAATCGTGAGGATGAGATCTCTTGGGGTGCTGTTTAAATGGCAGGTACCTTAAAGGCATTTAGTAATGCTGCTCTTGGATTTCTTGGATTAAATACACAAGATAGTGGTGTTACACTAGAGAGTGGTTATGCTACTAAAGCAGTTAACTGTATTTTTGATAAGAGTGGTAGGTTAGCTAGTCGTAAGGGTTGGGAAAGTCTAACAACTACTCCTGGAACTTTAGGTTCTACAAATTATCTTGAAAGTTTATTTGAATTTAAAGATATTGATTTAACCGTTAGTATTCTTTCAGGTGGTGGTGGTAAGATGTATAGAGGTACTACTACTCTTACTGAACTTCCAGTTAAACAAGCAGATCAAACAACTAATCTAACTATTACTTTTACAGGTAACAGGTGGCAGTTCTCTCAGCTTACTGAAGGTACTTCTATTGGTGCTACTATCTATGCTTTTGCAGCACAGAGAGGCAATCCTTTACTTACCTATCGTAAACGAAACCATACAGATGAATTCATATGGCAACGAGTAGGAGATTATGGTCATAAACCTGCTAGTGTAACTACTTTTGACCCTGACTGTTCTCATACAGCTTTTGGTCGTCATTGGGTGGCAGGTGTAACTGGTGCTAAGACAACAGTTTACTACAGTAAGTTATTAGATGGAGCTGTATTTACAGGAGTAGGATCTGGTCTTATAGACATAGAGACTGTTGTAGGAAATAATGATGAGATCATAGGTATTTCATCTCACAATAATTTCTTAATTATCTTTTGTCGTAACAATATTGTAATCTATGATTCTCCTGATGATCCTACGAACTTAGTATTAGCTGATGTTATTACAGGTGTAGGATGTATTGCTAGAGACACTATCCAACAAACAGGTACAGATTTAGTATTCTTAAGTAACAGTGGTGTAAGAAGTCTTAATAGGGTTATTCAAGAGAAGAGTATGCCTATGCGTGATCTCTCTATGAATATTAGAGATGATCTACTTACATTTATAGAAGGTGAAGCTGCTAACAATATTCGAAGTGTTTACTTTGAGCGTGATGCTTTATATCTATTAACTTTCCCTACACCTCAAGCTACTTTTGCTTTTGATATGAGTCAACAGTTAGAGACAGGTGCAGCAAGGGTAACTACTTGGGAAGGCTTTTTACCTAAAGCATTACTTGCTACAAAAGATAGGAATCTTTACCTAGGTATTGCTGGTGGAGTTGGAAAGTATTCAGGATATTCTGATAATGGTGCTAGTTATCGCTTAGAGTACTTTACATCTGCTATTGATGGTGGTGATCCTTATACACTTAAGTTCTTAAAGAAAGCTTCTGTAATCGTACAGTCTTCTGGAACTCAAGATATTGTATTTAAATATGGGTTTGACTATCAGACTGTGTACGCAAGTAGAACCTATACTAAAGACTTCTTAGGGACTGCTTCAGAGTATAATATAGCTGAGTATAATGTAGGTGAATATACTTCAGGTACTGCAATTAATACTATAACTATGCATTTAGGTGGATCTGGAAAAGTACTACAATTTGGTGTGGAACTTCCAATATTAAATGCACCTGTAAGTCTTCAACAATTATCAGTATATTTAAAAACAGGACGGATGAGTTAACATGGCAAACTATGTAAAGATTACGAACTTTAGTTCAAAAGATGCACTTCTATCAGGTAATCCTGCTAAGGTTGTAAAAGGTTCTGAGATAGATGCAGAATTTAATGCTCTAGCTACTTCTATAAGTAGTAAGGCAGATACTGCTTCTCCTATCTTTACAGGTACTCCAGTAGCTCCTACAGCTGTTGCTAATACTAATAATACTCAAGTTGCTACAACTGCTTTTGTCTACAATACTCTTCCTTTGTTATATCCTGTTGGAGTTCTTTTTGCTTCTACTAGTTCTATAAATCCAGGTACTTCTTTAGGCTTTGGAACTTGGACAGCATTCACAGGAGCTACCTATGCAAATATACAGGCAGGGGTTACTATCTATATGTGGACTCGTACTGCGTAAATAAAAAATAAAGGGAGTTATAGATCATGGGTCTATTCAAAGGTATAGGAAAAGTAGTTAAAGGTGTAGTTAAAACTGCAAGTAAAGTAGCTCAAGTAGCAGGTGCCGTTACAGGTAATAAAGCTTTAAGTGCTGCAGGTAATATAGGTTCAGCTCTTACTAGTGGAGGTGGTAAAGGATATACAACAACCTCAGCATCTGCTGGTAATCTTTTCCCTAATGGTATATTGCCTAAGGCATCTAGTACCTTTACAGGATCTAAGTCTAGGACTAAGGCTGCTACTACTACTACTATTACTCCTGCTCCAACTACTACTACAACAGGTACTACACCTACAGCTAAACAATTAAAATCTGTAGTTAAAGCTAGAGAGCAAAACAGAGATATTCCTGTTGGAGAAGTAATTCCAGGTCTTGATAAAAATTGGTGGACTTATCGTGATCCTGTATCAGGGGTCATAATGAAGACTAAGGATAAGGCAGCTGCGGAGTATACTCTTGCACAAAGTCTTGCTAAGGTTCCAGCTACAACTACTGCAGCAGATGATTCTAACTTTACTGCTTATGGTGTTAATACAGGCTTTGGTACAGCTGATGTAGATGTGGATGTAGGTGCATCAGACTATGCTTTATCTCCAGAACTAACTAAGTTTAAAGATCAGTTTTATGGTGGTGCTACAGCAGTTATGCCTACTGCTGAAGAAGTTGCTTTTGGTCAGCAAACACAAGACTATGCTAGAGGTTTATTTACAGAAGCCTCTAAGATGGATCGTGGTCAAATGGCTAAGGATTACTTTGGTAAACAATTAAATCTCCTAGCTCCAGGTAGAGCACAGTCTGCTAGTGAATTGAATGATCAAATGTATTCAACTGGTCGTATGGGTTTTGGTGTTGGTATGGGTACAGGTGGTTATGTTAACCCACAACAGTATGCTCAACAAATGGCTATTGAACAACAAAATGCTCAGTTAGGTTTAGATGCTGAAGATCGAGCTGCTGATATTCAAGATCGTACTTTCCAAAGATCAGATGCTTTATTTAAATTAGGTAATAACTTCCAGACAGGTGGTTTTGATACTGCTAATGCTTTATTTGGTTATGGTGCTAATATTGAGAATCTAGGCATTGAGAATACAAAACTAGCTATGGATTGGAAAGCTAAAGCAGCTGAACTAAAACTTAGATCTCTTGGCTTAAGTTCTGATATTAATACAGCAAACAATAAAGTAAACTTAGCTAAAGATACTGCAAGTAATCAATTATGGAATACTGCTATTAATGCAGCTGGTAGTATTAATTGGGGTGGTATAATTAATAATAATAGTGGTTATACTCCTCTACCTGATACTAGTGGTAACTATTGGTCTGCTTCTTAATTAATTAATTAGACTGTTTAAAAGGATATAAATAATATGGCTGATAACTTAATGCCTGGAGAATGGGAAGCAGCTGGTAAAGGTACCTTTTGGGGTATTCCTGATGTTTCTTTAGAAGGTTCTTTTTCACGAGAAGCTCGTCTACAACAAGAGAAACAAGATTTAGAAGAAGCAATTGCTATTGGTAGGATGGATCCTTATCAAGCTAATACCTATGTAAAGTCTAAGAATATTCGTAGTGGTATTCAAGGTATTGCTAAATTGTTTGGAGCTGAACCTAAAGACTCTGAGTTACGCAAAGCTAATGACTTAGATTCTATATTCAATAGTCTTACTGAAGAAGATATTAAGGATCCAGCAGGGGCTTTAAATACAGTTGCAGATAGACTAGCAGAGCGTGGTCACACACAAGAAGCTATTAACTATCGTTTAAAAGCAGAGACTCTAGCTCAAGAGACTATTGCTAAAAAGAATGCAGCTACTCTTTCTAAATTAAGTCAGAATGAGAAGGTAGCTAAATATATAGGTTCTCAAGCTAATGGTACTCTTGAAGCTTTTAAAACAGTTAAAGATAAACCAGAACTTAGGAAACAATTCTGGGAAAACTATGTGTCTAAGTATGAAGGAATAGCTGGTAAAGAAGAAGCAGATAAGTTACGTCTATTACCTGAAGATGCTTGGGAAGCTCAGTTACTTAATGATGTTAATAGTGCAGAATCTGCTGCTACTACTTCTATGGAGCAACGTCAAGAAAAACAAATACAAGCATCAAAAGATAAAGAATTAATTATAGCTGGTGCTAAAGCTGCAGGTACGGCAGCTAGAAATACTGCTATGCTTACAAAATCAGGTCAAGAGCTTGCTTTTAAATATGCTAACTTAAACTTCCGTAAATCTGTAGAAGCTCGTAAAGCTATTAGTGATCGTGTTGATGCTGGTGATAATCAAGTTAAGCAAATAGCTAATGATATCGAAGAGATAGATAGAACTTTAGATAATTTTAGAACTAAGATCAACTTTGCTGGTGAAGATAAAGAGGCAGTGCAATTAAATATAGCTACTCTTGAAGCTCAAAAGCAACGTTTAGTGGCATCTAAACAGGAAGCAGAAATAGCTAATAGTGCCTTTAGACAACAGTTTACTGATGTTATTAATACTAATGCTCAAGCAGTTATTCCTGTTCCAGGTGCTGTTCCTAGTTTAGATCCTGCTAAAAGGTCTATAGCTCATGCTGAGTATGTAGCTAAATGGAATGCAGCAAAAGGTAATCCAGCAGAACAAGCTCGTTTAACTGCTTTAGCAAGGAAACTAGGGGTAGCAAAATAAATATGGCAACTACTACTACTTCAGGAATTGATTGGGATGCACCAGTATCAGAACCTTCTGTTAATCCGTTAACAGCTGAAGACTTTGCTGTACCTAAGTTTAAACAAGGAACTGAAGTATCTAATGTTACCAATAGAGGTGAAGATTACTCAGCTATGGGTGCTCCTCCTGCTCCTAGTGAATCAGGTATTGATTGGGGCACTCCTGTAGGTTCGGGTATTGACTGGGGTACTCCAGCAACTACCACAGAGATACCTAAAGTAGGTTCTACTGATAAACCCTTCCAATTTATTCCTACTAAGGAAGACTTTAAAGCTGGGTTTGCTGGTCGTATCATAGCTGGTAAAGGAAAAGAGATTTTACCTAACGATCAAACACCTTCTATATCTGAATCCTTTGGTGCATTAATTACTGCAGCTAAAGAGCATCCTAAAGGTGTAGTTCAAGACTTATATACAGGTATTATTGTAGATCCTTGGATGTTAATTCCTGGTCTTTGGGAAGCTACTCCTGCTAAGTTAGCTGCTCTTAGTGCTAAGTATGTAGCAGCTGCTGCCAAGGTAGCTCCTATTGCAGGTAAAGCTGCGGCTGTATCTACTAAAGCTGCTCGTGCTGCTACTATTGGTGGTGGTGCTGAACTTGCTGCTCAATCTGCTGAAATGGCTAGAGGTGAGCGTTCTACTTTTGATACCCAAGCTGCTGCTAATACTGCTGCTCAGTTTGGTGCCTTTGCTGGTTTAGCTAAAGCAGTAGGTGAGGCTGTTAGACCTTCTAAAGTAGAGATTAAACCTAAAGAAGAGTTTAAGGCTGAACCTGAAGCTCAAACTATACCTGAAGATTTACCTAGAGAGACTGCTAATAAAGTAATTGAAGCTCAGAATATGATTGATGTCGAGGCTCTTAAAGCCAAGAAGATATCAGATGCTGTTCGTGTTATTACAGGTAACA